TCATCGCCGGAGCTGCCTATCTGCGCGGCATTGCCGGAGCTGCCTATCTGCGCGGCATAGCCGGAGCTGCCTATCTGCGCAGCATAGCCGGAGCTGCCTATCTGCGCGTATTTGCCGGAGCTGCCTATCTGCGCGGCATTGCCGGAGCTGCCTATCTGCGCGGCATTGCCGGAGCTGCCTATCTGCGCGGCATAGCCGGAGCTGCCTATCTGCGCAGCATCTTTAACATTAACGTCTTCGGGCTTTGGCATTTCGTTTATGGTCTTTTCAACGGAAAAATCCACACACGCCTTAATGAAACCGTCAAGTCCGAGTTTTGCGCCGATATGTATCTTCTTTGTCGCAAATTTTCTGTTATCGTCCGTCACAGGTGGTTCAAGTGCCGTCACAGATGTAAAATCTGAAAATGTTCCATCTGCTCGCACAAGCGGATAAAAATTCAGCACCTCAAATGGATTCACGCAATAGTGCATCATTCCGGCACCGCATATACTGCCTCCCTGCTCTTCAAAGTCCGCGTTCTCCGTGTACTGTTTCCCGCGGCATATCAAGCCGGGTTCGTAAGCCTTGTAACCTTTCTCGTTCATTTTTCAATCTCCTTTTACAAATAATTTTTTCCAAAGTATTTTCTGAACTCGTCAGTGCCCCATTCGTAATGCTTCATCGCCTCGCGCTGTCCCCAGCGCTTGAGCAGCGCATCAAGGGCGGCGTCGGTATGGTGTAATGTCATGTGGCAGTCGTGGCAGAGCAGCACCCACAAGCCCAGCGCTTTTGACTTCTTCCGGTATGCCCCGTGGTATATCTCGTGCCGGTCAAGCTTGCCCTGCTGTGCCTTGCAGAACCAGCAGCCGTTTACGTCCTGCACGATTGACGGGGCATAGCCGTTGCGGTCAAGTGTCACGCCGTATTCGTTAGTCATGACGCTGTCCCTCCGCTTCCATGTAAAGAAGAGCCGCTTGCTTCATCCCCCTGCGCAATACCTCAAGTTCACGTTTCTTGTCCGCGTACTCTGACCAAAGATTCGCAAACTTCCCTGCAAGGCGTTCCGGGCTATCTAATTCGCACATTGAGAAAATCATGGGCGCGTTGATACCATCAATCGGCAAAGGTTTATATACTCTGAATGGGCAATTTTCGTTTTCCATCATTCGGCTCACCCCGCTTCTATCAAGTCGAACAGTGTCGGCGTGTCTATCTTCGCTTCCTCCGCGTCGAGATAGCCTACCGCGTCGCGGAAATAGCCCTCGTTCAGCTCCGTCATAAGCCCCTGACGGTGCATTTTAATTGCTCTCAGCGGAACCGTGCCGATACCGCCGAACGGATCAAAAATGATATCTCCCTCGTTGCTGTACCGATTGATAAGCCTGTCCACAATGTCGAATTGCAGCGGGCATACGTGGAGCGTCTGCCGTCTCTGGCTCTGCGTGGTGTTGAGTGTCCTCATACGGTTCACATCATCCCATACATCATCAGACCAGCTTCCCGGCGCGACGACCATAAACGTTGCGGGCAGATGGCCATCCGCGTCAAGCTTCTTCGCAATTTCAACGTGTTCGTCATAGCTGTACACGCTTTCTCTGCTGTACTTGCGGTATACCGCCTGTAAACGGTCAACGGGCGTATTCTTCAGCTCCTCCTTGCTCAACAGCCTGTCGCCCGATGAGCGCCAGAATCCGTGCGCGTCGAGCTGCCACTGTGCGCGGGTATACTCTTCTTTCGTTTTCATGACCGGCACATCCGCATAAGCCGTAGATGTATCAGTCGGGAGCTTGCGGAACAGCAAGACATATTCCGGACAGCCTACACCCATCTTCGTGCCGTCTTTGCATTGCTCTGTCCAGCCGAGCCGGTATGTCTGGTTGTTCTCCCGAACAACGTCCGTGACGACCGTTATCATGCCGAAATACTGAAAGCCGTGCTTCATGTAATGCTCAATGCAAAGCGCGTGGAACGGCTCCATTGTCGGCATTCCCGTTCCGGTCGCGTTGCCGAAAAGCACTCTGTCCTTGACGTGACAGGCGAACACGCGCCCCGGCCGGAGTATTCTCAGCAGCTCCGGTGACAGATAATCCATCTGCTCGAAGAATCGTTCCGTGTTCTCGTTGTGGCCGAAGTCGTTATAACTCGGCGTGTACTCATAGTGATTGGAAAACGGTATCGACGTGAGTATCATGTCCACGCTGTTCTCCGCCATTTTCGCCGTTTCCTCCACGCAGTCGCCGTGAATCGCCTTAAATCTCTGCCCTGTAACTTCCATGTGCTCAACTCCTATGCTCCGCGCCATCCGTTCTGTCTGAACTTCTCCGCTCAAACCGTATTTTTTCACTATCTCGCGCATATTCTTCTGCTGCTCGTCGTGCAGTCTCCACTTTTCCATGAGCGCCTGATATATCGGCTGTTCCGCCTCCGTGTATATGATGTCGATAACCACCTGCTCATTTTGTAAGAATCGATATATCCTGTGCACCGCCTGTATAAAGTCGTGAAACTCGTAATCTATCCCGACGAATATAGCCCGGTGGCAGTACCGCTGGAAATTACAGCCGCAGCCGCTCAAGCTCTTTTTTGTTGCGAAAAGCCGCGTCTTGCCGTATGAAAAGTCTGTCACGCGCTTTTCGCGCTCGTCATAGTCCATCGTGCCGTAAATGTCCACGACCTCCGGCATGATTCTTTTCAGCTCGTGCCGCTCTTCCTCGCGGTCATGCCACAGGATGAAATGCGCGTCCGGGTCGGAATCTACGATTTCCTTTGCTTTCGCGCACCGTGCCGCAATGCTGTTTTTCTTCTCACGGCTCGCTTGCTGGAGGTTCGCTGCCGTATCGTTCAGCAGCTTGTACTGTCCGTCCTTGTCCATCGCCTCGCCGTACCTGTCGCATATCATGTGCGGCCGTATGTCCATCGGAGGAAGTGCATATCCCGTATCGTCATAGCCCAGATCTGACGGGAGGGAAATGTACAGCGCCCATGAGCTGACCCATAACCAGAATTCTTCCACCTTGTGCGGGTACAGCGTCAAATTGTTGGCTTTCGTGCTGTCGCGCTGGAAGAACCTTGTCAGGGCTTGCCCCGTGTCCATCACTTCAAGGAATCCCGCGTAATGGATAAGCTCCTTCAGCCTGTTCGGTGCCGGTGTGGCTGTCGCAACAAGCTTGTATTTAACGCCCTTGAATTTCGGCAAAAACGTCTGATACGTCTTGCTCCCGAAACTTCTCAGCACAGCGGCTTCGTCGAGCACGCAAGCAGAAAACTGTTTCGGCTCTACATCCCCGTCGCGCACCCGCTCATAGTTGGTCATGTACACGCCGTCTGCGTCCGCTTCCGACATCCGCGTTATGTATTTCGGCTCTTCCATGCCGAGAATCTCTGACGCGTCATGCTTGAATTCCTGCCGAACTCCAAGCGGCAAAACGATAAGCGCTCTCCCGCCCTCGTGACGCAATACCTGTCGGCAAAATTCAAGCTCCTGCACCGTTTTCCCCAAGCCGAAGCTCTCAAACAGCGCCCTGCGTCCGCCGTGCAGCGCCCACTTGACCGCGTCTCTTTGGTGAGGCTTCAGCGCCGGGTGTATTTCGCTGTCCTCGACCTCAAAGCCGGACACGGGCGCAACTTCAATTTTCGTTCTCAAAAAATCCAGATAGGTCATTTCCACACCTCCAACAGTGACTTTATCTCTTCCTCCGGGCGCGTCTCTATGCCGAGTGCTCGTGCGTCCTGCACGAGATTATCTATCAGCATGGACATTTGCCGGGTGTCAAAGTCTGAGCTGCCGTAGTAGATATACAAGTTCGTACAGCCCTTGATTTTGCTCTCCTCGCGCTCAACGCGCCGCCCTATGTGGTCGCGTGTCCACAGCCGTTCCATACTGTCAGCGGCCTTGTCCTGCACACAAAGCACCTCGCAGATGTTCGGGATGTTCTTCAGTGCCTCGCGATATACATTCTCCGGGGTCTCCCGGACGGCAAGCGCGATGTCGTTGATAAGCTTCCACGCATAAGCATTCGCGTTCAGACTGCGCTTTTTCTTCGCCGGGGCAATGTCGTACTCTCCCGGCTTAAAGCCGTACACAAAGCGCCGTGCTTCCTGCATTGAGGCTGTAAGTATCAGCTCTCCGCCCATGATTCGGGCATTCTCGATTTTCATGCTCGCCTCCCTCATATGCGGTCGAGCAGACTGTCAAGGCTCTGTAACGCTGTCCGCTCTCCGCTCCGGTCTCTGGCGTTATACTCTGCCGCCGTTGTCATTTTGCCGGGTTTGCGCTGATTAAGCCCCCAGCCGTCACGATGGCACTTGCGGACGGTAAGGTTCCAGTCCTTCCACCGATTTTTGTTGCCCGTGGCCTGCGCTGATTCATCCACGTAAGCGATGCAGCGGGCAAGTTCAGCCTCGCCAATGTCTGCAAGCAGCCGGGCATATTCATCATCCGTCAGCTTCACCCAGCCGCATTGCCCGTGAGCGTGGCGCGCGGGCGCGCTCTTACCCCCCTCGTTAGAGGGTTGTCCTTGTCCTTGTCCTTGTCCTTGTCCTTGTCCTTGTCCTTGTCCTTGTCCTTGTCCTTGTCCTTGTCTTTGTCCTTGTCTTTGTCCTTGGGGGGCGTTCGGGGGGCGGTCGCTACCGTTCGCCCCCGTTCGCTGGAGGTCGCTACCGTTCGCTTTCTCGCCGTTCGCCCTGTTTTTCTCGCATTTCCTCTTGTATTTGCCTATATCCCTATCTATCTGCGATTTCATGCTTGGAAATACAAAGCGTTCATTACCGCGCAGTTCCGGCGCTTCGCCCGTGCTGCTGTATATAAGCAGCGCCGTAAAAAGTCGCCCGCGCTCCTCGTCATTCAGCTCTTCCATAGCGTCTAAATAGCTGTGATAGGCATTAAAGCTTTCCAGCGCCATTATTCAGTCCTCCAATCTATACCGTGAGTATCGCGTTGCCTCGCCGTATCTGTTCTTCCCGGTCTCAGTCTCCCCGACTATCGGATAGCCGAGCTTGCGCAAGTCGTTAATGCGGGAGGCAAGCCGCATTATTCCGTATTCGGTCATTGCCTCCTTGCTCGTTATGCTGCCGTAATCGGTCAGGTGCCGGATTATTCTTTCGTTCTGTGTCATAGGCTCAGAGCGGTAAGTCGTCGCCGTCGTCCTCTTCCATTTCCTCAAGCTTCGGAGGCTCAACGTTCACGCCGTCGCCGCGCTTCTTGCTCTCGCCGAAATATACGCTGTCGGCCATGACCTCCGCGCTCCGGCGCTTGCCGCCGTTCTTGTCCTCCCAGTCGCGGATATGGAGCCGCCCGGTGACGATAGCCATGCTGCCCTTGCTGAAATACTTGCTGACAAACTCTGCGGTCTGACGCCATGCGACGCAGTCAATGAAATCCGTCTGGCGCTCGTTGCCGCCACTCTGATAGTCGCGGTCTACCGCGAGGGTGAACGACGTGACCGGCGTGCCCTGCGCCGTATAACGCAGCTCCGGGTCTCTGGTGAGCCGCCCCATGATGTCTATGTGATTCAAACTCATCTGTCCGCCTCCGCTTTCTTCATGCAGTCGCCGCATAAGCAGCGCCCGTATTTCTTCTGGCTGAATCTCGCCATTTCGTCAGCTCTCCACTGCGTGCCGTCTTTCTTCTTGACCGGCTGAATGTCATTCCCACAGTCCGCGCATTTATAGGCTTTCGTCGGTGGTGTGCTGCCGGAAATCGTCGTGTCCGCGTCCTTCGTGTCGTCTATGCAGAAAAGCCCGTTCAGCGCGTACTTGCGGGCATAAGAGCTTGCCGCGCCCGTGACCTGTGAGCCGTCCATACCCTTCTTCGTCTCATCCTCGCGGGCATATGCGGTCACGGATATGTCCTCCACGGGGTTATTGATGTTCGTCAGCGTCGCCGTTGCCTTGATGTAATACCTGTCGCCGATCTGGGTCAGCTCGTCCGACAGGGTGAGCGCCGCGCCGTGCGCCATAAGCAGAGGCTTCACCGCCTCTAGAATGTCCTCGCAGTTGCGGTAGTTGTACTTGCCGAAGCTGTTATATTGAGACTTCGGTGCTTTCAGCTCGTACTGTATCGCCAGCAGCGCAGTTTCGATATTGGGTACCATGTCGCTCATTACGTCGCCTCCTTTATCTCTCTGAGCTGAGCTTCCAGCTTGAGTATTTCAGACTGTGCTTTCCAGTATCCGTCGTTCGCCGCCTCATACTTCATCTTGTACGTCGTCGCCAGCTCCACAAGCTCACGGTATTCGCTCGTGCGCACCGGGATGAAAACATCCTTCTTCTCGCCCTCGTTGGGCTGTACCGTCGCGGTCAGTATGGTGTTCATTTCTTCCGTCATATCCGTTAAACCTCCTTATTTAATTGTGATGGACGTGTTCTGCGTGAGCCGCGCGCAGGGTATATCCGCGCCCTGCGCAAGCAGCGCTTTGATTGCGACCTTGTTCGCCTCCGGCGCTTTATACCGCAGCAGATTGTCGTTGCCGGTCTTTTCCGCCCACTCCGGGAAGCCCTCGTCTATCTCGACCGTCTGAGACTTCCGGAACGACACAGCGCATTTTACAGTCTGGAATTTTTCGCCCCCCAGCACGTAAGTGAGATAGTCTTTCAGCCGTTCCGCCTTTTTCTCGGCGGCCTTGCGGCGCTCTGCAAGCGCCGCTTCCTCATCCTTGAGGGCTTTCGCGTCTGCGGTGAGGTTCTTGATAAAACACGCTATGTTCTCGATTTTCCCATCGCGCTCCATCATCAGCGCATCAAGCGCGTCATTGTCAACCAGCAGCTCGCCGGTCTCCGGGTCAACAGCATTCACAAGCTGCTCTATGCTCTTGTCGATTTCGTAAAGTGTCATTTTTGACCTCCGTTATAAAAATCTATCGCATCCGTGAGATTCACGAATGTCGCGGTCTTGCCCTTGCGCCGCGCCTCATAACCGGCGCGTGTGCGTCTGGCCTTGTGCTCGACGATGAAATACAACCCGTCCTTGCCGTGCCTGTACAGCGGCGTTTCCACGCGCATTACATAGTCTTTCGTGCGCAGCTTCGGCGTGTGGCCGGGGATGGCGCAGAAGTCAGCGTTATCGTGAAGATTCATAGTACGCATCCTCGTCCATCCACGATGGGTCAAACGGCTCATCGTCGTCGCCCGGCCAGCGCAGCCGCCAGCTGAAGCGTTCCGCTTTCCTGCGCCGCCTCATTCTGTACGCTGCCGCGTGTATGCCGTAATGCCCCAGCACCACCGCCGCCAGCACCGCAAACGCAAGCGCTATCTGCCACGCAAGCGGCATACTGCCGATATGCTCCACGCCCCACGGGAATATCTTTGCTATCAAGTCGCACATATCGCGGCCTCCTTTATGTTTGCTCCGGTGTGCTCCGTGCCGGATAAAAGCAGGGCGCACCATTTACTCTTGAAAAACTTGTCAAGCTCGTATTCGCTTATCCATATGCCGCAGTTGTACATGCTGTCCTCTGCCCGCCGCTCAAGCGCGCGTTGGTCTTGCCATGCGCGGATTACGATTCCCATCGCAAGCAGCCTGTACCATGGGATGTTCAGCCCGCAGACCTCCGCGCGCTCAACAACGCCTATATGCGGTGCGCTGTTCATTCTGTTCGTTTTTTTCATCCGTTCACATCGTCGATGGTGTACTGCCCGGCACAGCACCCAACATCTTTATCGGCCATTCTCTTCTTTTTGTACTCGTTGTATTTCTGCCGGTAGAGATAACTTTTGCCAAATACATTCCACGCCGCCTTTACCAGCGTCGGTTCATGCGGGCGGATAAGCTCAAGGTCATCGACCGCCTTGTAACTTATCGGGCATCCGCAGCAGCCGGTACGTGTGAGGCCGTATACCTCATACGCGTCCGAGTACCTGATTCCGTATTTGTCCTTGTACCATGCCTTATCCTTATCGCTGACGTAGTACAGCGGGCGCAGTCTGTACTGTCCGCTGCTCGTCTCCGTAAAGCACATCGTTGTGCAGTCCTTGCGCGGTACTGATCTCATCCCGCCCTCGTCTCTGCGCTCGCCTGTGATTATCATGTCGTAGTCTTTCTGTACCTGATGTGCGACCTGCTTCTTGCAGTAGTCGCAGCATTTCGCCGACACCTGGAAATCCGGCGGGTTCTCCGCAATGAAGTCTCTCATGTATTTGCTGGAGTTTATCACGAGCTGGATGTTCGGCCTCGGCTCTCCCTTGCTGTTGCAGCAGCACAGGAAGTTTATTGTCGTCTCACATCCGGGGTATCGCTCTTTCAGCTCCGCGCGCTTCGCCGCCTTGTCCTCTGCCGTGTCGTACTCCTCCGCGATGCTCAACGGGATATTTTTCTTCTGCCAGCCCTCAAGCCCGGCAGACATTATTTTTGAGACAAACGGCAGCCCGTACTTTCTCGACGCCGTCACTATGTTCACCTTTGGCCTACACTCGCGGATGTCCACACTGTACTTTGCGGCAGTTGCCTTGACGTGCTCCTTCGTCGCCCTCATCTCAAGACCGGTATTAAAAAATACATAGTCCACCGGCGGCAAGCGGAACATCTCGCGCGTCCGCTCTATAAGGTCTATCATTATGTCGCTGTCCGCGCCGCCTGAGTATGAGCATATCGCGTGCGGATGCTCCGTCAGACGCCGCGCAATAATGGCCTGTATGGCCTGAAACTTTGCCGCGCTGTCATAATCGGCGTAAGCCGGGCGGTCTGTATATACGCGGCTTTTATATTCTCCTTTCGCTTGCATCGTTCAACCTCCTGTGTTATAATGTCTGTGTTCAATCTCCAATGCCGCTTTCCCGGTTGCCGCCGGGGCGCGGCGCTTTTATTTTCGCCTGTTCCGTATCGCCCCCTCTATCAGCACCTGTGTCGCGGCATCGTTGCGGTACTTGCGCTGATACTCCGTGATAAGCTCATAGCTCTTGCGGTAAGCCTCGTAATCCTCGCATCTGCCGTGACAGCCGGGGGAACGCTCGCCGCACTCCAAGCACGGAACTATCATACGTGACCCTCCTTTACCCACTTGATGAACGGCTCTCGCAGGATTTTCAGCCGGTTGCCGGAGAAGAACGCCGGAAACTCAAGCTTTCCCTCCCGCGCCTTTACGTTGATGTAATAGGGCATACAACCGAGCACGCCCGCCGCCTCTCTCGGCGTTATGGTCGTCTTGTCCATCGCCTCTAACTCTTTGATGGTCATGATTACCTCCATTCATATCGTTCTGTGCAGCAAGCAGACAGTTCTTTTATCATGCGCTGATTGATTTGTGCCTGTTGATTAGCCAGCTGCACGTTCAATAAATGCGTCTGCAATGTCGCAGGATCAATATTCATCATGCTCGAGTAACCGCCGCACCAGTAAGATACTGGCGTATACGCCGGGAGTTCAGCGGTTGCGGCGTATTCCACCGCGCGCAGAAGCTCACGTACTCGCTCATGTATGTATGGCGCGTTCTGCCACGTGTACGCCTTGTCCTGCGTGAGCTTCTGCCGCAGATACGGGGCTAAGTCCTCGCACGGCGGTATATAGCTCATTTCCCCTCCGTTGTTACGCAGCCCATAAAGGGAGACCACCAAGAGCCAACGCCCAAGCACTTCAACATCGCGTAACACTGCGTCAGCTGCTCGCTCATACTCGGGATTTTCTGCACCGCTTCAAAATACTGCTGCATCCGCGCATTGGCGCGGTCTATGTCCGCCATGTACAGCAGATTTATCCCCTCAAGGATTTTGCTGGGGCGAGGGAGTATCGAGTTCATGAGCTTGCGGTATTCCTCGTCGGGTTCTGTCGGCTCGTCCTTTTCCGTTATCCCTGCGGCAATGGCGCGCTTCAAAAGCTCGTCCGTGTACTGCGCAACGAGTTTTCGCAGTTCGTCTCTTTCCATGTCCGCCTTTGGACGCACGGCCACAAATCCGCCGAATACGCCGTTGTTATCGGGTGTGCTTGTCATTGTTCATCCTCCTTTTTATATGTGTCCTTACCTCTCAATCTCCAGCGCCTGTGCTATGGCGGTCGCTATCTTCTCGTTCTCCCGACTGCCGCACATAAATGCCCGTATGGTGCTTGTGGTATAGCCGGTCATCTTCGCTATGTCCGCGTCAGTCAGACGGCGGATCTTCTTCTGCTCGGCTATCTTGCCTCTGAACAGCTCGTATATGTCGCTCACCTCTCTTTCATGCGTGTGTACTCGTAAAAACATTGACATTTTGCAGTAAATGTTGTATTGTGAAAGTGCCAACAGTCACAATACGTTCTTACAGCTTTTTCGGAAAAATTTTCTCCGTGAGGGCTTGGTTTTGTGTTCCCTTTTCCGTCTGTCAATGTTTACGGCAATAGTATAACTCTGATTCCGGGTAGTGTCAAGAGTTATGCGCAAAATTGTTTGCAGGCTCCGGCTGAGTGAAGTCAGCCGGCAATAGAGGCGTCGTCCATGACCGCCTCCAAGTGCTTCATGTTCATGTATTTCTTGTTGCCCCACTGGGTGCCCGCCACATGGCGGAGCCGGGCGCAGACCAGCATCAGGGCGGAGTTGCCGTCAGGGAACGTTCCCACCACGCGGGTTCTGCGGCGGATCTCCCGGTTCAGCCGCTCGATCACGTTGTTGGTGCGGATGCGCGTCCAGTGTTCGCTGGGAAAATCGCAGTAGGTCAGCGTTTCCTCAATGCCGCCCTCGACCTTCTTGGCAGCCTCCTTCAGTTTCATGGCGCGCAGCTCGGCGACCACGGCCTTTGCCTTCTCGCGGGATGCCTTTTTGCTCTCCTGGGCATGGATCGCCTTGAGCATTTTTGCCACAATTTTGATCTTGGATTTGGGCACAACAGAGAAAACGTTGCGATAGAAATGCACCGTGCAGCGCTGGTATTTGGCGTCCGGGAATACTTCGCCCACGGCCTCCAGCATCCCCATGCACTTGTCGCCGACGATGAGCTTCACGCCATCCAAGCCGCGTCCGCGGAGCCACTGGAAGAAGCTGACCCAGCTGGCCTTGTCCTCTTTCATGCCCTCGGCAGCGCCCAAAACCTCACGAAAACCGTCCTCATTCACGGCGATCGCCACCAAAACAGCAACATTTTCGTACTCTCCGCCCCAGTTGCGGCGCAGGTAAATACCGTCCACGTAGACGTATGGATACCGTCCGCCCTGTAACGGGCGGTTGCGCCAGTCCTCGATGTGAACGTAGGCTTTCTTGTTCAGCTCGCTGATGGTGGCGGGCGAGACCTTGCTGCCCCACAGTGCCTCGGTGATGTCCTCCACACGGCGCACGGAAACGCCCGCCAGGTACATCTCAATGAGGGCCTCCTCCACGCTGCTTTCCCGGCGGCGATACCGCTCGATGATTGCAGTCTCGAAGGACACGCCCTTGAGCCGGGGGACGTGGAGTGTAACGTCACCGGAGGTGGTAGTAAGGTTGCGGTCATAGTGACCGCTGCGGTAGCCCTGACGGGCCTCACTGCGCTCGTAGCGGGCGGCTTGCGTCAATGACTCCGCCTCCTTCTCCAGCAGCTCGTTCAGGGTTTCTTCCACGCTGCCGCGAACCAATTCTTTCAGTTGCCCCTTGATTACTTCCTCATTTAGCTGTACAATCTTCTCGGACATAGTTTGCTTTCTCCTTTCAGAATGGTGTGTCGTGACTTCATTCTACCAGAGCCTGCAAGCTATGTCTTCTTTTATGCGGTTTTCAATTTGCGCAACTTATTGTACATTATCTGATTCCGGAGTTAGTCAATGACTAAAATTCCGTTTTCAGAGTTTTGGCGCATTAAACAAAAAAACAGCCCCGCATTTAGCGAGACTGTACAAAAAGGAGATATATAAATATGATTTTAAATGCAATGTGCGTACGAGACTTAATGCTCTACTTTGAAGAGCACACAGCGATTGAGATACGCGCAGAAAACGGGCATAATACAGCGTACTTCAATGTTATCTGTCCGGCACTTTTACATGACATTGAACCCTTGAAAAAGTACGAACTCGAAGAAATACTTTATCATGTTATTCAACTTACATTAAGCGGCTATATCGTTTCTGACTTCACTTTTAATCCAGAACGGTCGGACGGCTATCTTCCAGTCTCAGCCGTATATTATGTTACGCCAAAGGGGCATGATTTCGCCGCTTCCATCAGGCAAGAAAGAGAATGGACGAAAATATCGTCCATTCTCAAGACACTTGGCAACGTATCGTTGCGCATAATTGAAGCGGTATCAAAGGTTGTGGCGGATGCCGCCATTGATGCAGTAACGTCCGGCGTTTCCACTGGCACTTTGCCGTTATTGAATATCAGCGCGGAATAACGATCTTAAATCTCTGCGTCAATGTAACTCCTTCTTTTTCGAGTTCCAGCGCTCGTGAAAGCTTCGTAGGGATTCTGTCTACCACTTTCATTAAAAGGTTCTTATCGGCAATCATTTTGACAATTGCGGGTATAAGCTCCTTTTCCACTATGGCGAGGTCTTCTTTCTCTTGTTCGCGGAAGTCTTCCCAAAATTCGCTCGTCGGGTCTTTCATTCTTCATTCTCCTTTCATTTGTAAGTCGGCTTGAAATACTGCGCTCCCGCTGATGGGAGGTGAGAAGATCAGGAGATTCTATACAGATTCGTTTACTGAGGCGATGTCCCTTATCGCCGACGGCTGGAAGCTGGATAGTGTCGCTTATTTCGTCAACGGCGACGGAGTAAGTATCATCCTGTCCAAGTGATTTAATCCGAGCGTTTTCTCCCCGCAAATTATGGAGCGCAGTATTTCAAGCCGACTCTGGTATAGCTATTATAACTCTGTTTTCGGAGTTAGTCAACAATTTTCATTGAGGTGGAATTATGTTTATTGATGTTCTTGATAGTCTATGCAAAGCCAACAACACAACTGTTACAGCCGTTTGTAAAGAACTCGGATTAAGCACGTCAAAGCCTACATCGTGGCGCAACGGCTCAACCCCAAATGCGAAGTATGTAATTATGTTTGCAAAATACTTCAACGTGTCAACTGATTATTTGCTTGAAATGGGGCAGTATAATGTTTCCCCAGAAAAAGCTGCTTTGATTGGCGAAATCAAAGATATGACAGAAGATCAGATTGCGTTGCTTGTTCGTTTAGCAAAGTCCTTGCTTTCTCCATGAACTGTACAAACTGCTCATCGTTCATTTTCAGTATCAGCTCTACCAGCTTAATACGGTTTTCCAACTCTCCGCCTCCTTTTTTTATATTTTCGACAAGTTTCTCTTGATTTCGACGTTTGTAAGTGGTAATATTAGTTTATCGTAATACTTTATTCACAATTACAAGAAGAGGGGTAATGCTATGTCCAAGCTTGTGACCTGTAAGGACTGCGGCGCGCAAATCTCGAAGAGCGCTAAAGTCTGTCCCCAGTGTGGAGCGAAAAGGAAGCCCAGCGGTTGGCGCGTGTTTTTCGGAATCATCATGCTTTTTGTCGGTATTTCTATTTTCGTGGGCGCGATTGGCGGGAATGGTGGTTCAGCAAAAAGCGAAGTGCAAGGAATCACAGCTGAGAAATTCAACGCGATTGAAACCGGCATGACTTATGACGAGGTTGTAAACATCGTCGGTTCTGATGGTGAGCTTTCGTCTCAAGTCGATCCACAGGGCGGCACACCGCCGTCCTGACGCTTATAAGATACCACAGACTCTCCGGGTTGTCAAGAGGTTTTGTCAAATGTTCAGCGCCTGCCACTGGCGGCGGGCGCACTCATCGATTATCGGGGCGACATTATAGATGAGATCTATATTGGTGGAGATGAATACAAGACCGAAATATATGTATGGTATGGCGCTGTTCCCGGCTCCAATGCCAACGTTACTTTTCAAGGCGGCAAGGTCGTTGCCAAAGCTCAAATCGGCTTAGCGTGATTAAGCAAACGCCCCGGCATTGGCGGCAACCTCTGCCGGGGCTGTAACAGATACCTTGTAAACCGACTTATCTGCTACGCCTTTATAGTAGCAGATTTTTACCGAATTTGTCCACATTTTGTTTGCCGATACGGCGGGCGTTTTTACAAATGCTTTGGGAAAAGCAACAATTTCAGATTTGGAGATGGTAAAATGTCTGCGATGTCGGAATTACAACCGTATTTCGACAAATATTTTGGCCAAATGCGAAAAGCGAAAAGTCGCAAAGGCTGTACGTTGCAGGAGTTGTCCGATCTTTCCGGCGTACCGTACAATAACATATGCGACACAAACTCCGGACGTATGAAGTTCCCGATTCTTTTCTATGAAGCGGCAAAGTGTAAGGTTCTCGGGCTGTCTCTCGATGCGCCTAAAAGCGTCGGTGCTGACCGACAGCGCATTCATGAATTAGAGCTGGATAATGCACGTAAGGACGGCGAGATTGGGAGACTTAACGCCGTAGCGGGTGGCAACAAGCAGCACACCGCCGACCTTACGACACGCATAAAAACTCTGCAATCTCTTGTTCTCGCGCTGGCTGGATTCTGCGCGCTGTTGGTGTTGGTCGTCATCGGCTACATGGTTTTCGACGCGCACATTTTGACGGCAGGACTGTTTCAATCAGCTGGTATGTCCACATTTGCCGTGTTGCTTGCGTTACTGCTCATTGCTGCGGTCGTGGCCATTTCCGTCGCAATGCGGCACTTGTTCAGAAAATAAAAATTCGCCCTCGGTGTGTACCGGGGGCGTTGTTATAGGGTGATATTATGCAATGCCGAAAATGCAAGAAAGAGATCCCGGATATAAGCTTGTACTGCCTCTACTGCGGCGCAAAACAATCCGTCGAGCGCAAGCGGCGTAAGCGCGGCAACCGGCAGGGAACGGCGATAAGGCGCGGGAAAACATGGACAGCCGTCTGGACGGTCGAAACCCGGCTTGACGGCGACAAAGCAAAGCAAGTCCGAAAAACTCTCGGCGGCTTTCCGACGCAGACTGCCGCCCTTGCGTATGCCGCAAATCCCGTGGACAAAAAAGAAAAGCCGAAATATACGCCGACTTTCCAGACATATTATGATACGTGGTCGGAAACGTCGCTGCTGAAGCTCTCAAAATCGAAGCAATGCGCCTTGAAAATCGCGTGGGAGCGATGGGCAAGCCTCAAGGACGATCCGATATGCGCGATAACCATCAATCAGCTGCAAGCATGTGTTGACGACCAGACCGAGACGTATTATCCGGCACGTGACATGAAAACCCTTGCGTCGCACCTTTATAAACGCGCGTATGCAGAAGGCTACGCGCGTTCTAACCTCGCGCAATTTATAGAGCTGCCGCCGCTCGACGAAAAAGAACAGCAGCCTTTCACGGAGGACGAAATAACAAAGCTGTGGACTGCGTATGACAAGGGGAACAAATTTGTTGCGTTCCCGCTTCTGATGATTTACAGCGGCATGATGCCGGGTGAGCTTCTGCGCTGCACCAAAGAAATGATACGTACAGATACCTGTGAAATCATCGGCTGTGGCTTGAAAACGAAAAAGCGCAAGGAAACGCCCCTTGTATATCCCGATTGGCTCTCGCCTCTCGTGTCCGATATTCTCTCAAATGTCACGAGCAAAAGCGGCTATATCGTCGGTATGAACAAAGATAATTTTTACGATGAATACCATTCGGCATTGAGCCGCGCCGGAGTGCGCGATTTGCCGCCGTATTCCTGCCGTCATACAACTGCGACGGCTCTTGCCCTCGCAAAAACCGCGCCGTCTATAATCTAAAAAGTCATGCGCCACACGAAATTTACAACGACGCAACGCTATATTCACCCCGATATGACCACCGCGCACGACGCTGTCAACGTGCTCAAGCAGGTTTGACGCGGGAAAATCAACCAATTTGTATGCTACCGTGTGAACTACGCAAATATACACAGCGGTTTTCGGCTATACTCAGCCATGCAAAAACGCGATAACGGGCGAAAAGAAAAAGGCGAAACTGCGTACAAAAAAATAAAAAAAGCCGGGAGTTGATATAAAACATATCAATTCCCGGTATATTTGGCGCAGAAGGAGGGATTTGAACCCTCGCGTGCTTTTTAGACACCTACTCCCTTAGCAGGGGCGTGGAAACGTTGATTTTACAGGCTTTTCAGCCGTTTGTGAACTAATTTGTGAACTACGGAATTTATCTGAAAATTATAAAGCGTGGCTGTTTTGGGGAAAAGAGCGGGGAATATTCCCCGCTCTCCGCTCAGTCTACAACGTACTCATAGTACCGCATGATTTTGTCGTCTGCCGCGTCCTTATCGCAAAGAAATGCTTCCGCAAGGTCGGCGTAAAACTCCGTGTTGTTGACGTTGAACTTCTTCGCAACCTTGTAATAGTCCGAGTACAGCATATTCATCGCAACATAGAACTCTATCGGGTCACAGTCGTATTTCTTCTGCGCGAGAAGATTTGACGTCTGGTCATAGCTCCAGTGTGCGCCTCTGCTGCCGTCCTCGTTCTCAAGGTCGCGCATCCATCCGTCCGCCATTTCGCGGCTCATGCCATCGTACATACTGCCGCCGCCATAACCGCGCTCATAGTCGTTGCCATATGTCACCGGGTCGCCCATGCGCGCGCCGTCATAGTCAAAGCCTATTCTGCGGCGCTCATAATAGTCATCCCGATAATTGTCGCGGTACTCGTTGCGCGGGGCATAGCGCCCGTTGTCGTAGTGCTCGCGCCCTCTGCTGTCGCGGAATTTATCCTGCGGCGGCTGATAGTCGCGCATACGCATTACACGTCCTGCTCTGCTCATGCTGTCGCACCTCCTGTCGCCGCGTTAACCGCGGTCAGATTATTACTCGGAGAGCAACATGGATTCCCTATCATGCGGAACGTCGCGCCTGTTGAGTTCGTGACAACAACGGTGCTGTACTTTGTCCGCGTCCGCACTCCGCACGCTGTCACCTGTGCGCAGCAGCGGTTTGTCAGCGGGAATTGCGTAGCCCCCGTGCCGATGGTGAACACGACCGGCGCGTTGATCGTCGCCGTCGCGGGTATGGTCTGCGCCAATACGATACAGTATTTCTCGCCGTTGGTATAGCTGCCGTCCGGGAGGTTAACAACTACGTTACCATCGGTGACCGTTATCGACTGGCTCAGAATCAGCCTTTTGCAAAGCTGACATACAGGTTTACATGACATAGTATTCTCCTTTCAGGGGCGGGCAATCCCGCCCCGATATCAGCTTTGCTTAATAGTTGCCGCAGCCGCCGCAACCGTTCGCGCCATACGAATAGGGGTTCTGCACCTGATACGCCGGTATGGGTGCAGGGCGCAGAGTGTTGACAAGGTAGTTGTTCTGCGCCGCCTGAGACGCCGCGAGCTTCAGCGTGGAGTTCTCCGCCTCAAGCTCACGCAGTCGGTTGTTCGTGAGGAAGCTGAGAATTTCTCTCGTACCCGCGTTCTGGTTGTCGGTTATGTCACGTGCTGCGTTCTGGATGGTGTTGCGCGTGTCGCAAGCCTGCGTTGCCATGTCATAGCGCACCTGCGCAATGGCCGCGCGGTTCTCGCAACAGCAGTTATCCGCTGAGCGCTGCATAGCGTTGAGCTGCTGCATAAGCGCCGCCTGCTGATTGCATCGGGCAAGCTCCGCCGCAGAGAATCCGCTTGTCACGGCCTGCGTCACACCGGCAAAGCCGTTAAGCATTCCAGTGTTCATCGCGTAGAAGCCGTCACAAACGCCGTTGTTCACCGCGTCGATCTTGCGCTCAACGTTCGCAAAGTCGGAGGCGAGGACATAGCCATCGGCTACACCGCCGGAATTGCCGCCGCCGAAGCCATAGCCGCCGTTGCCCCAACCGAAAATCAGCGCGAAGATGATGATAGCCCACCATCCATCGCCGCCAAACATCCCGCCGCGGTTGGAATTGCCGTCGCCCTGTCCGGCGAGGAATCCGCTCATGAAATCGTCTGCCATAGAAAAATCTCCTATCAGTTTATTTACATACGGGTCGCGCGCCCCGTCTGCATTCGTCCGGGGGGCAGTTTTTATCAAGACCTGCGCAAAACTGATAAGAGGTTTTTTATCTTTTTCGTGACCTCACGAAAATGTTGAAATTACATCAAGCCGATATTCTTAGCGACTTGCTCAACTGTCATGCCGCGCTCTTTCGCCATGTTCTCGGCCATCTGTTTGAGCTGTTCCGGGGTCTTTCCCTGTATCATGCTCATAGCTTGCTGCATCTGCGGGTTCTGCCCCGCCATCTGCTGCATTAACATCATCGGGTTGCCGCCGTTCCGGGCAAGATTCACAAGCCCCATCAATGGATTATTCATCATCGTCGTCCGTTACCCTCCGTTTCTTTTTCGGTGTCAGCTCTGCTCGCAGCGCGTCAAGGTCGGCTTTCGTCGCGTACTCCACCGGCGCGGCTTGCTCCGGCGTGAAAAGCTTGAAATCGAAGAAGTCAGATGCGCCGGTCTGCTGATTAAAGCGCTTGAGGTAAATCATGCCGTGCCCCAAGTCCGGCATTACCACGCCGAGGGAAAAGTAATCCGTGCTCGTCGCAACAGCCTCTTCGCGGCTCGTCACGGGCTTGCACACGTAACCGGGCGCTGTAGGCTGTATCTGCTGCATAGGGCGCTGATAACCGCCATAATACTGTTGCTGCTGTGGGTAATAAGGATTATCGTTCATCGCTTCACGTCCTTTCTACGTACATTTTCGCATAAAAAAAGAGGGCTGACCCATCGGTCAGCCCTCAAATACACATCGTTTATCCATCAATTGCGTCCGCTATTTTGTTTTTTATGCTCCGTATGCGGCGCTCGACCTTTTCAGTGCCGTAAAGCGCCGTTTCCGTTTGGAGCGCAAAGGATATTTGCAGTACGCTCATACCCCGCGCTCTCATGCGGAAAATCGTCAGCTCTTCGTCGGTAAAGCCGCAGTCTCGTTCAAACTGTTCTCTCAGCTCTCGCGGGAATTGCAGCTTGTTTTTTGTTCCCGGTGTCGTCAAGCTGTTCTTTATCTCTGCTGTTGTCGTTGGCATCACTCCCTATATATGCGTCAAAAAGCGCATCGGCGGTCACGTCGCCTATACCATTGATACGGCAGAACTCTTTCACGGATTCTTTCATCTGTCCTCCGTAATGTCGGTTTACAAGGATTTTAAGTTACTTGGTCTTGTTATACTCCGCCGTGGATATGCCTATCAGCGCGCCCACGAGGACGCACACGGCGCTTATGACCTGTGCGACTGTGCCGGGGTCGTACCAGCCAAAGAGCGGCGCAACGGTAGAATAAAACGTGCTCACTGCGGGGAGCACGATTACCACGAGCCACTTGAGCACGTCATATACTGCGTTGGGAAGTTTCATTATTTTTTTCTCCTTACTTCAAAAAATCGTTTTTCTTTAAACGGCCGTCATAGACGCCCTTGAGATATTTTATCGTGTGCTTGGCGCGGTTGTTTTCATAGTCTTGGTGAGTATCGCAGTATTTCTCATATCGATCGATATCATGCAGCACATCTGCCCAATGCTCTTCTGTGTGCAAAATCGCTCTGCGTACTTCGTCGCCGAATCTCAAGATACGGCTGCGCGCCTCATCCGCTTTTGCCGCTGCGTCCTGCTGTATATGCTGTTCAAGCTTTGCGTCTAGCGCGTCAAGCCTCTCCATAACGGCATTGTCCGCCGCTTGCCGCTCTTTTTTTATTCCCTTGTTGGCGAGTATCACGGAGAATATCCCCGTGACAAGAGCCGCACCGCAACAAGTTATGATCGTGTTCAGAATTTCCATATTATCCTCACCTATGTATTTTAGGGATAGCAGCTTTACATCATTCTATCTCACCTCCCGGTCAGAAGCGCCGTCCATGTCATGCCGCCGACTTCGCCATCCGCGTCAAGCCCTTGCGCCGTTTGAAAATCCTTGACTGCGTTAACCGTCGCCGTGTCCATCCTTCCGGTGTGATATAGGCCGTCAAAGTACCCGTAAGCCATTAACAGCCCCTGCACTGCCTCAACCGCATTATCCGTCATGCCCGGCTTGAGCAGCGGCAGGGAGAGGTTGTACCAGTACGACGGGGCAAGCCCGCGGCTGTCCTCTTCGGTTTCTGTGGCGCCGTCGCCGGCGCCATAGCGCAGGACGCAATCCCACGGGTAGTTGTAATATGCCCGTTCGGCTATCTCGCGCCCGGTCTGGTCGCCGGGCGCGCCGCCGGTGACGCCTCCGCGCTCGTTGATGCTTGCCTGCACGATGCGCCCGCCGCCGATGTAGAGGGCGGTGTGGTGGGCGTAATTGAGCAGGACGTCGCCCGCCTCAAGCCCCGCGCCGGTGGCAAGGTCAATGGACGCCGAAGAGACAACGGCAAAGCCGCAGCGCAGCATATCCCCGCGCATATTGCCCGTGTACGTGCATTCCAGCGGCACGCCTGCGGCCTTGTAGGCAGATATCACAAAGCTGGAGCAGTCATAATCCGGCCCCCAGCGGTTGGCCTGGTCGTACCCGTGCGACGCGTCGGCGGCGATGCCGCGCGCCCACGCAACGGCGGATTGTATAACGGTGCTCATGCTCCCGCCTCCCCATATGCCACGCCGTAGCGGTCAAACAGCGCCTTGACCTGCGCATTTTTGAGTATTTTCTTTTGCTGCCCCTGATTCAATGCGTCATAGACCGTTTGCAGCGCTGATTTTGTGTCATCAGCTACGGCTTCCGCCGCCATTGTCCACTTGCCTTTTTTACTCATCGACCGTCACCCCCAGCACGTTCAAGGCTTCCTGCATATCCTGTTTTTCTTCATCAGTTCCACCCTGCTTTATCTCCGCGATTTTGGCGAGGATGGCGTTTTTCCGTTCCTCTATCGTCATGCGTTCACCCCTAGCGCGGATTCTATTTCCGTCAGTGCGGATTCGTATTGTGCGAGCTGCTCCTGTTCGTATTCCCTTTGCGCCGCATCAAGCGTTGCCCAATCCACAAAAAGCATGTACGCCTCGCCCGTAAAGGTTTCGCCGTCCGTCCGCGTCCACGTGCTTTCTGCCGGGATATACCTGTGCCCCTCGATAGCCGCGTTGCACATCCCGTCAAAGTAATCCGTCTCTATCGCCGTCAGCCCGTCGGCGGGTGAGACATGGCACTTGTAATCATCGTCAATGTATATCTTCATTTTACACCAGCCATATATTTTTTGCCTGTATCGTGCTGCCAAAGGTGCCGTTAGATGGTGCCGTCAGCCCGATATAATAGCTGCCCGTCAGCGCGCTCACGTCAACAGATAGGGTCTGCTCGCCTATGGTCGTCGTCAGTTGCTGCTCGATTATCGCGTTTGTAAATGCGTTGTGGTTCGCCACGCCTACAGCGTTCAGCACGGCAAGCGATATGCCTTTCCATTTTGCGATTGAACTTTGCGTGACCTTAACAAGATTTATCTCCGCATATACGGTCGTGATATTGGTCAGGTCAATGTTGCTATCCGTCGTCACCGCGTTGCTGTTCATCGTCGATACTATCTGCTGGTATCCATCACCGGCGGTTATCGTCGGCAATGTCGTGTTGTCCGTATATCCAAATGTGCTAAATCCCGGAGGTGTGACGATAACGCCATTCTGGATAACATACAGCCACGACCAGCTTATCTGCGTCCATTCGTTGTTCTGGTATATCCATGCATCCTGCTTCGCCCATGCGCCATCAGTGTGCAGGGAAACGGAATCGGGGTAAACCATCAGCGTGTCCTTTTTTAACGCGTTAAACGCTGCGTTAGACGTTGCCGCCGTCTGGATAAGAACTGTGCCGCTTGCCGCACTATCTGGCTTTGCGGAAGAAAACATATATCCGGTAATGGTCGTCGAGGTCTTTACCCATATCGTGTTCTCTCCCGGCGACGTCGGCTGTGTCGTGCCGTTGACTATCTTGAAGTTCAGCCCAGCACCGCCGCTGCCGCCGCGTATTGATACTATGTCGCCCATCCGTTCACCTCCGCCAGACTATGAAGCGCACAGGTATGTCGATGCTCGGCTGCTCTGCGAAGAACATTTCCGCCTGATTTGCCTTTGTCTTGCCGTTTATAAAGCTCCACGCCTCGCTCCATGCTTTGACGTTCGCCGCGCTGGAATTCCCGGCGTATATGTCGCACAAAACATTCTCGTCGCTCTCCAGCATACCGGTCACGGTTATTGTCTGCGTATATACGCCGCTCGCGTCGGCTGTCCATCCATTGGCAAGCAGCGTCGCGGTAAAGCTTCTTGTAACTGCTCCATCCGCCAAATCTGACATATTGACCATCGCACTGGCAACGTTGCCGCTCCCGTCGGCTTTCAAAAATCCGCTCGACGTGCCGAAAAGCTTTTCCCGGATTCGCGCAATAAGCGCCGCCCACGTTGCTTTTCTCGGTGCAGTCATACTTGTGTCGTAGTAAGGAAATTCATCCGAATCTTGGACGTTCGGATTGTTGTTGAGCGTGTTCGTCAGCGGCTGCTTTCCCTTGACCGATTCCGAAACATCTTCCAGTGCCGCGCTTATTGTCGTTTCACTGGCGTCGTTTAGTGTGATGCTTTCCCCGGTAACTGTTACATTGCCGGAAGCGTCCGGGGATACGCCATTGACCGATACGACAGAGCCGGAACCGTTTAGCCCGTTGTATACGCTGAACGTGGTAAACTGCCCGTTGTCAAAGGTTATTTTGTATACATCGGTCGTACCCGCTGCGTGAGTGCCGGATTGCAGCGTGATTGACGCTATGCCGTTGCCGTTCGTCACGGTAAAGGTAGAGGTCGTATTGTCTGTCAGCGTGACCGTGTACGTGTCCACAAGCCCGCTCGTGCCGGTCTTGGCGATGGATTTTATGCTTGAGCCGTTTGTTACCGTGAACGTGGTGCTTGTGTTGTCGGAAAACTGTATTTTGTACGTGTCCACAAGCCCACTCGTGCCGGTCTTGGTCACGCTGGTAATGTCGCGCCCGTCTGTGCCCTTGTCGCCTTTCGCGCCTGTCGCGCCGCGCACTGAGGTAGTCGTAACAGTGGTTTCATCGGCCATGGTAAAGGTCAGCGTATAATCATCGTTTAGGGTGATGCTGCTTATGCCGCCGTGCCCATCAAGCGCCGTTGCAAGGTCTCGTACAAGCACTTGCCCGGTCAGTGACTTCGCCTGTCCTGACTGTTCCAGCACAAATAGGTCTGTTGTCGTTACTGCTGACGCACGTGGAAGCTCGCCTACGGTTTTATCCGCGATAAGTCATTCCTCCTTTTCTTTCAACTGTTCAAGGAGCAGCTTGACGTACACAAGCCGCTCAAAATTTGCCATGCCGTCTACGCGCAAGCCGTCAAGCACGGCGATTATCGCGTCTATCTTCTCATTCATCGGTCTGTACCTCGCTTGCATACTGCTGTCTGAGTGCGCCGCGAACTCCGCCGCTCGGCTCGTTGACGAGGTATTCAAACTTCGTGTAATGCTCAAATACTGTCTCTTCGCCGTTTGCCGCAACGTAGCGTATTTTCCCGGTTTTTTTCTCATCGCTGAATATGACTGCGCCCTCTGCAAAGGAAATGCCCGTCAGCGTGACAAAAAGCAGCCCCACCGTGGCGAGACCGCAAAAGCCGCAGTTGTATTCGCTGTTGTCCGCAAATATGATTTTGTCCATATTTCCTCCTTAATACCATACCACAATATTTTTTGATGCTGCCATCCCCGATGAATTCGTATAGGTTATAGAATCCCTGTGCAGTATACTTCCGTATAAATACATCCAACTGCCCGCGCCTACGCTTGTTGCAGTCATCGCGCTTGCTACCGCCGCGCCGGAGAACACATCACCGGCGTAATATCCGTTTGCGACACCGCCGTTGAGATAGCCGTTCGTGTTCGCGGTCGATATGGTGCTGTAGCCAACCTGTGAACCCTCGATATATCCCGCGTTGCCGCCTACCTGTATTTGATTCGCGTACACGTTGCCGGTAAACGTGCCGCTTGTGGCGTATAAATCGCCGTTGCTGGTCACGCGGAATTTGCCGCCGCCAAGCGCTATGCCGTCCGTGCCGATGTATACGCCGTTCGTTGAGCCGTACAGCGACGACAGCGCATTGTATATCGCGTTGGAGCTGATGGTGAATCCGTTTGAGCCGTTGCCGATAAAGCCGCTTGTGGCAGTTATCTTTCCGGTAATATCGACGCCGTTTTTCGTGGCTTTGAATACCTGTTGTCCGTTGCTGGACAGTATAAAGCCGTCAGCGGTCAACGACCAGCCGAAGCTTTGATTATCGCCGCCCGTCTGCGTTACTCTCGCGGCAATTTCCGACGCGTGCAGCTCCAGCGTGGCGCGCATTTCCTCTTCGCCTTTTTCTCTCGCCAAGACCTCAGCAGCGATATTGTCGGCGTTCACGCGGAGGCTCGCACGGGTTTCTGAGAACTGCCGCGTCACCTTTCTGTCCGTCTGCGATTTATACGGGTATTCATGGTCAACGGCGTTATCCTGCGGGGCGGCTATGCGTGCCGCCATGAGCGTTGAAAACATCGTTTCTTTGGTGAAGATACCGCTGAATACGCCGTTTATGGTCACACCGTCGCCCAACTCCGCCGCAGGGTCGAGCTTTGCCCAATCCGTATCATACGGCTGATAACTGTAATTCTCGATACTCTCAAGTATATCCGTTGCCATCTGCGCCGTCGCCCACGGGCATGACAACTCAAGCACATTATCACCGTCTCCGGCTTCAACGCAGGTATCATCGTCGATGTTGATAACGACCTTTGTGTATCTTGCAAACGCGGGGGTAGTCGTATATCCCGCCGCGCTGCGCCCGATATAAACGGAATCAGACAAGTATTCTGTCACCCCCGAACTTGATGGAATACCCGGCGTTGTCAACGAGATAACGTGTCTCTATGCCTATCTCGTTCAGACGGACGAGCCGGAGCTTGCCCGCGTCGGTCATGATGAAGTTCCCGGCGTACATACCGGCTATAAATCCCAATATCTCACGCAGACTATATCCCGCCGGGTACTCGACTATATAACCGCGCTGCATGATGTCCACCGTGCGGGAATCAACCTCCACGCCCATCAGCGCGGCAATAAAGCGCACGGTGTCAATATCGGTCTTTGGCCATGTGCCGATGTCGCCGGTCGTCGGAAAGTCCGTTTCCGCTTTCAGCATAGCGTCATAGCCGTGGAATACTATCTCATCTGTGCTCTCGCCGTCGCTTCTGGTGTCGATATAGTAAATGCCCTTGGGCATCCATTCGCTTTGCTTCTCGGCGTTGCAGACGCGCACATACGGCTTCATGGAGGACATTTTCGCAATCGTCGCTGTCGGCTTTATCATCGTCACGTCTATCTCCGCCGACACACAGCAGCCGACCGCGGGTTTATCGTCGGTGAACACGTGCTGAGTGGTCTTTACCTCTTTCAGCATATTTTCGCCGTAACCGCCGCTATCGCTGTCATAGTAAATGCGTGTGCCGCCGAACGTGATATAGTTCTTGCTCTCGTCTATGAGATAGAATTCATCGCCGATGACCAAGCTTGTTTCAAACCAATGGTCTCCGGCGATTATTTCTTTATACAGTGCGCTCGTTGTCTGCATGGTTATCTCTCCACAAGCGCGAACGCGTCAATTATCCAGCGGTCTTTCCCGTCGCCGAATGAGGTATCTACCGTTGCGCTGCCGGTGCTGCAATACATCGTTGTATACTGCACGCCCCCGAGGTACGGGTTTTCGTATACCACGCTGACATATTCGGGCATCAGCGCGGGAAGCACGACGTATGCATCCTCTGTGTACAGCGGCAGAACCGTCGCGTCAACGCGAAATTTTGTCGTTACGCGTGCCCGGTGCATAGTGCCGTCCATCGTGCGCCCTGCGTCCGGGCTGTCGCTGTCCTCGCGTGTGATTTTATACCCGCCGCCCTCGAGATAGGGAAGCATATCCACGCCGTTTACTATAAGCTTCATTTGCCGCGCCCCCTGTTTCTCTCTTCGGTATAGGTGTACATGATTTCTCCAACTTTACGTTTGTCAAGATACACATTGCTCGGCTCGATCTTGCCGACGCTGCCGCCGTTCAGCCGGTCGAGCAGCGCGTCAAGCTTGCTCTCAAGTTCCGGGGACATACCGCCGTAGCCGCCGGAAGAGAACGCATTAGGCGGCACGACAAAGCCGCCAGCGACAGCGGGCATTCTCATGTTCAGACCGGCAAACTTGTCCGTCATACGGTCAACGATGCCATCCGCAACCATTGTTACCCACTGTGTATTACGTTCTAACGGCACAACGGCTTCTTTTCCGGCTTCACCGGCGACAAACATAGTAGCTGTATCAACGATGCCGCCTTTTGCAAGCCGTGGGATAGATACCGTACCGGCGCGCCAGCTTATACCGCTGCCGCCGAAGAACTGCATGACGCTGCTTACTGCGCTGACAAGCCGGTTGAACATAACAATAACATTATTTACGAACGCCTCAACCGTCCCTATAATGCTGTTGATGATGTTTGCGCCCGTCTGTTTGATGCTATTCCACACGTCTAACCACGCGCTTTTAATCGCTTCAAGCGACGATGCCCAATCGCCGGTAGCAAAACCTCTGACTACTTGTGCAAACGTAATAAGTACCGCGCGGATAATTGCAAGCACTGTTTTTATAACACCTGCAATTGCGTTGAAAATCGTCTGAACGCTTCCGTACAAAAGTATAAACACGCCAGTGATCAGAGTTCCTTTTTCCGAAAGCGTTTTTATAGCGTTATTGAAAAAGCTATTCACTTTCCCTACAACGCCGTCAAGCCACGCGGATATTTCATCCCACCACTTCACGATGGCTACTCCAAGCGCTAATATGGCGGCTATTACAAGCGGTATCCATGACCCGGTAAGCAGCGTAAGGGCAAGCCCTATCGCGATAATTCCGCCCGCAAAAAGCGCCGCTGTCTGCGTGGATAATTCGCCTGTCGTTATCCAATCGTGAAACGCAGTTACAATCATACCGATTCCGCCTATCAAGAGCGTTATCGCCGCTCCCGTCTTTCCAAACGCGAGAGCTGCGCCGATTGCCGCACCCGCAACACCGCCGATCATTTCAATGAGATTCTGCCAATCAACGCCGTTTTCCCATGCGTCAATTCCGCCCTTTATCGCAATCACGGCTCCGCTTACAAGCATGACGATTCCAAGCATCTCTTTAAAACCGCCTTTAATCAGCCCCAACTTAGATAAGACTTTCCCAAGCCCCCATCCTGCGATTCCTGCACCGATACCCAAAACAATATCTTTGATAAGCTCAAAATTGTTCTTGATATTTTCGCTAACCGCTACATCCTCGTACTCAAAACCGCTACCGGCGCCGCCGCCACTTCCGCCGCCGCTGCCGCCGGTATCGGTATCGTTCATTACGTTCAGCGTATCAATGCCCATGAGCTGCTTTTTCGCCTCTTTGGCATTGTCCGCCGCGCCTCCGAGGTTAGACGACAGCTTCCCCGTGTTCGCTATGGCTTTCTTGAACGTGCCTTTCCCGCTCAACATCGCGAAAAACTGTGCTATGGCGTTTACCGCCGTTGTGAGCCAACCTATGAGCGTTTTAAGCACGGGTAGCACCGCGGTCAGAATTGGTGCAAATGCAGCGCCCCATGAGGCTTTCAGCCCGGCAAGCGAGGCTTTGAGGCTGTCAATATTGGCTTTCGTCTCCGGGTCGTTTTCGGCAAATGCCTTTACCGCCTCAATGGTGTATTGTTTCAGTTTGCGGAACAGCACATATAGCGTACGGATGCCGATACCGTACTTGAGTATGCTTTTCACGCCGCCCTGTATGGCAGACTTCGCGCCCTCCATAGCGGCCTTGATATCCGCGCCTTTAGCAGCGTCGGTTATCTGCTTCGTCAGCTCACCGGCGCGTGTCTGTGCTTTTTCCAGCTCTGCCGTCTGATCTTTAAGGCTCGTGAGTATTTTAGTGTCGGCGGCTTCAAGCTTCTGCGCCTCCTGCTCCTTGGCTTGCATAATTTTCTCTTGCTCTGCAAGCTCGGCTTTTATCTGCTTCTGATTTTGCAGTTCAGCATAAAACGTATCGGGGTCTGTCACGCCCTCCGCGCTGGTCTTATATTCGCTCTCTGCAAGTGCGGCTTTCAGCTCCTCCACGCGGTCGTGTGCCTTAACCGCCGCGTCCTGCGCCTCTTTCAACTGCTCGACAATAGGTGTGCGGGAACTCTCCGCCTTGGCTATACTGTCTTTCAGCTTGCCGATTTTGCTATCAAGCTTATTTAATTCCTTGGCGGCTTGGCTATCGTCAATTTCCACCGGGAATCTCAATTCAGTTGCCATTTATCCGCCTCCCGTCCATTTCTTCAACATTTCTTCATCCTCCGCCGTGTATTTTTGCGGAAGAATTACGATTTCTCGATTCTGCCGTAACCATTCTCGTTCGTACTTCTCAAGCTTCTTGCCCTTTGCCAGTTTGGAGCGGATATTGACAATCTGTGAGAACGCGCAGTCACCGCCGATCTCCATATATGCGCCCATGAACGTCCACCAGTGGAGATATTCAGCTGACCGGCATTCGTAGCCGAGAACACGATTTACCGGCGCGATGATGTACGGGAAATCTTTTTCCCAATCCACCAGACGTGCAGTTTTCTTCCCGTGCGGCTGCCCGAGGTCGATAAACCAAAAGCATTTTTCAAGCGCCTCCGAGTAGTCCGTCAGCTTTTCCCACTCGGGAAAAATCGTCTCTATTGTCGCTTCCGCCTTGTCAGCGTCGGAGAAATCCGGATCATTCAAGACCTCTATAAGCTCGAGGATAACCCTGTAATCCGTGCGTATGGCATGATCAACGCCGCCCACTTCAAGCGACATAGGCAACGAATAAATCATTTTTTGAATTTAGCGAGATACTTTTGCAGCTTCGGATTCGTGGCTTTCTTCTCCGCCGTGAATGTATCTTCCATATTCTCTATGAGGCAAAGCATGAGGTTACACCATACCGGCAGACCGCCTGCCATTGCATACACGTTCATCCGGCCGTAGAGCGGCGTACACACGTCAAAATCAAAAAGCCCGTTAATCAGCCCGCGCATATCCGCGTCCATTGCGCGGGCGGTTGCAAAAACGGTCTTTGCATCGGCTTCATTTTTGAGCGCCGCTTGATATTTTTCCTGCTGCTTGTCCATAGCGTCGAACGCATTAAAAACGCGCTCCACAAAATCTATATCGGTAAGGTTAAGCCATACCGAAACTTTATTGTTAAGCGATATCTCCTGTACGCCGTCATCGGGCGTAAAAACAAGCTTATCCGCCATAATTCCCTCCTTAAAAAGTAAAGGGCGCGTGTTACCGCGCCCCTGTTGATTATGCTGCCGCCGGTGTAAACTCGATTGCGCCGTCACTGCCCTTGGTAGCGCTGCCGATAGTGCGCTTGCCGCCGTAGGTAACAGTGATAGGCATACCGACGCTGCCGCCGCCCTCGCCGCCGAGACCTGTTACCTCGACCATGCAAGCCTCATAGCGTTCGGCAAAGCCCGCGTAAGTGTGAACAATAAGCATGTCCTGCGCCGCGAGCGCCATAGCGTCCTGATCGACAACTGCCATCTTCCATATCTTCTGCTGTGCGGTGTCGCCGCTGTCCAGCTCACAAGGCTCAAAGCTCTGCGTGATAACAGGCTTCTTCATCGTGCCGTAAGTGTCGCCAAGAATGTCTTTCTTGCTCTCGGTAGACCAGTCATATTCCTCGGAGCTATCTTCGACGCGCTTGCCGATAACCGACCACACGGGGGCAGTGCTCGTGCCGGTGTTGAGGTACGCAAGCAGCAGCTCGCGGGCTACGGTCTGCCCCGCAGTAGTGGTAAATGTGTATTCCGCCATTAAATCACCTCGTAAGTTAAAGTTAAAAGGATCTGATGATCCTCAACATCGCCCTCATACCGGGCGAATAATGCCGCCGTGTCGCGCTTGACCTTTTTCACGGTTATGCCGTCAGCTATGGCCAGACTGCCGCTGTTTGCTTCCGCCCATGCGCCGTATTTGTCCAGCACCTCATCCGCCGTCATGCGCTCGTCGGCGTTCTTTGCCGTCGTGCGGTATATGATTTTCATCTGATACTGCGCCTGATATGTTCCGTCTATAAACTGCTTGGTCTTGTATGCCGCCTGTATGGTGGATATACAAAGACCGCTGCTATCGCCCAACCATTCAAAGTCAAGCTTAGTCAGCGGTTTATCCGGGTACATATTCAGCCATTTCCGCACTGCGCGGCTCACATCTGCGTTTTCCTCCGCAAATACTAGGGTTTTGGGTTTTTGTTTATCGTCCAAGGTAGTACTTCACCGCCCTTTCTCCGACAGTTGCCCATTTCTCGGCGTTCTGTTCATAAGATGCTTCCATCCAGTGAGCTTGTGTGTTCGGGTGCATATCCGTCGTGAAAACAAGGTCTTTTTCCGTCGCGTGGAGCTTTGCGCCCTTGCGATGCCGCCAGCCTACATCTTTGATGTAAACAGCGTGCCGTCCAAGCTCATCGACCATGACTTTGCCCTCGTAGAGATAACGCGCTTGGTCGCCGGTGTATACGACCTCGTTTTTATCCACGCGCGCAAGGTTGGAAAACGCGCCCGTGAGCGCCGGAACGAATGGGCGCGTATCTTTCAGCACTTGCACCGCAAGCGCCGTCTCAGCCTGTTTGCAAGCCTTGTGGAACTCCGTGCCGGATATGGTCTTGACGTGGAGGATAATTTTCATTTGCCGCCCACCTGCCAATGCATCATATCTCCGCCGAAATCGCGCACGTCAACGCTGCTCACGTCGTAAACATAGTCGTATTCCTCTTTCAGCCGCGCAAGGCTCATCGCGTCGGTTATCTCGCCTTTGGCAAAATACGTTGAGGTCGAGCTGCTTTGTCCGCCGCTGTCCAGCGTCCACAGCTCGCTCTTGTTCTCCGCGCGGTAAAACTCCTTGGGGGCTGCGTATGTTTTCGCGTCGCCGGTGCTGCTCTCCGCCGTGGCGGTGAATGGGATGTACAGCGTTGCTGTGTCTGCGTCCGTCAGGCCGGTTTTCGCTATATTTGTTCCTTTGGATATATCGAGCAGTACGCCGCGCAGAATCGTGACGTAATAGAGCGTTTCCAGCGTGTCGGGGTTTTCCCACATATTAAAAACAGTCACAACATGAGGAAACACAGCAACCACCTCCTCGATATAAAAGCCCGGTGTGCCCGAGATACTGCATTGCAATACCGGCAAGCGTCTCCCGCGCTGCCGCTGCCGTCTCCGTGCCGCTTTTATATGTCTTACTCCAAGCGCCCACGGTCTGGCTCTGCAGCTCGCCGCCGCTCATGCTCTGCGTCTGCGCGTTCTCTATGATCTGATACTGTTCAGCAAGCGCACAGCAACACATTTTAAGCTCCTCGCCGGTGTACGTCTTAGCCTTGCCGCGCGTGTAATAATCGAGAAAGGAGCTTGCCCGCGTTGCTGCGCGGACAAACTCCTCTTCGGTTAGTGCGCTGCCGAGATAGGTGGTCGTGTAATATGTGTAATCAGCATACATCACGCTCACCCCCAGTTATCAAGAGACGGTGACAGCCGCCGTACCGGTCTTAGTGCCGTCCTGCTTGGAGGTTGCAGTAACGGTCAGTGCAGTGTTGGTCTCGTTGGAGGCAATGGTCAGATTGCCGTTTTCGTCAATCTTAGTGCCAGCCTTGGTGGCAGAGCTGCCCGCAACGCTCCACAGCACGCCGTTAGACACAGCGCCCTCACCTGCGACAGTCGCGGTAAACACCTTGCTTGCGCCCTTGGCGACGGTAGCAGTCGCCGGGGAGACCGTAACAGTGCTGACAGTACCGGCGGGTGCGTAAACCGCAAACGGGCAGGGATTGGCGATGTTGTCGTTGTATGCGGTCTTGGGATTGGGTATCTCCCAGCCGAGACGCATAACGGCGCGCAGCGCTACCATGTCGTTCTGCATGAGGTTGTACACAATGGAGTTATCGGACGGGTCTTGCACAACGCCCTGATCGAAAATCTTGAACGTGATGTCCTGACGGATGGAGTACACCAGCTCCGTCCAGTCACCGGCAAACATAAGAGCCTTGGTGGTGTCAAATGCGCCGTTGCGGGGGAAGTACATAGGCGAGCCGTCAAGCGCATACGGGGTAGCGCCCTGCATATCGGTCTTGAAGAGCGGAACGCCGTTCAGGTCTTTCAGGCCGCGCAGTTTGGCGCGCATCTGGATTGCAGACATGATACCGTTGACGAGATAGCCGCTCTCTTCAACCTTGGCGATAACGCCGCCCTCCGCCATGATATCATCATAGATATAGGGAGTTGCCGCAACGACGGAACCGGCTTTCTTGCAGGTATCAAGGACGCTATCGCGCCAAGAGGTGGGCTTGTTCGTGCCAAACAGGATAGCACCGTCAATGACCTTGCCGAACGCCTCAACGAGACGTGGGCGAACCTCACCCCAGATGTCGTAATCCGCATCGTCAAGGACTGCTTCGGGGATAGGCACGATAACGGCTATCTCCTCGGCGTAGATTTTCTTCTTATCCCACTTCATCTTGGTGGTCTGCTTCATGCCGGTGTCGCCGTTAACAAAATACGCAGTGGGGAGCATATCCAGCACGTTCATGGTCTGGGTCTTGCTGGTCATGTTGGGGAGGCGGCGACCCATCTGGAGGACGGCGCTGCCCTCGGTCACGCCCTGTATGATCTCGCGCGTGACAGGCTCGGGGATAAGCCCCGAAAGGTCAGTTCTGTTGATAATGTTGGTAGACAATGTTTATACCTCGTTCATCTAAATTTACCCCTTATAAGGGCATTCATCGCGTCGTTCGTGCCGCTCGCACTCGCGGCGCTGCCGCCAACGTGCGCGGACATATCCACGCGCACACTTGCGGGCTTTCTTTCCTTGAGAAAAGCGTCTGCCGCTTTCTCAAAGCTCACTGTATCGGTTACTTTCTGCCCGATTTTGAAACAGTAAAATTCCAGCTCGTCAGCGCTCACGCCCTTTGAGGTCAGATACTTTTCCCTCTCATACTGCGTGATTTTCGCCTCTGCGGCAAGGCGCGCCGTCTTTTCGGTGTCGCGCTCTTTCTCAATGTCCTTGAGCTTGTCCGCTTCGCTCTGCTGATTCGCTTTCCAAGCGTTATATGCTTTTAGCTCGTCCTCGCTCGGCATACCGCGCGTGGCTCTTGCAAGCCTCTTCGCAACAATGGTATCGACCTCCGCTTGTGTAAAGGTCTGTTCGCTCCCGGCAGCGCCGGTGTTGGGATTGACATTTCCTTCTGCCATAAATAAACCTCCGTTTACCGCCCGTCGGCGTATTCCGTTTTATGCCCGTCGGCATATCAAAAAGCGGCTATCGCATTTCTGCGATAACCACTGAATGAAACTATTTCAGCGCTTTCAACAGCGCTTTTGTCTCATCCGCGCCAAATTCCGGGATATTCCCGCGTTCTAGCTGCTCCCGTAATTCTGCCGCCTTGCTAAATGCGTGATATTCTTCATTCAGCCGCTTATAGCGTACTGCAAGGCTTGTGTATTCCTCGTCGTCGCCAATCGCCTTGGCGGCTATCGCCTCGCGTTTGACCTTGCGCAGTGCTGTTTCAATCTGCCGCTGTTTCTGCGTCGCTTCGTACATGGTGTATTTCCTGCCCTCAAACTCAAACGGCGGCGGGTCAAGGTTTTCAAGCTCTTCGTCGGTGTATGTCCGTTCTGTTACGCCCTCAACAAAGGGGAAATAGGTGTGTCGGCAGTTGGCTCCGCATAAGCCGTCTACTTGGTCAAGCCCGCACACTTCGTATATCGACGGGTATTTATCCTTCTCCCGTATGCTGTATACGCGCCCCTGCCACTTCTTGTGGTTGCTCCACGGATTAGGGTAATCCTTATCACGCGCGCCTCTGTGCGCTGATACTTCGCGGTATGGCGTGTCCAGCAGCTCCGCGCTCTGGTCGCTGTACCGGCGCGACATCTGCGTTACCCCCGTCATAACAGCCCGGCGCGCTGCCACGTCAACGCGGTTATGCCAGCCGGAAGCGTATTCTATGTACTGCACTCCGCTGTCTGTGAGCTGCTTTGTTGCCTCTCTGATAGCCACGTTATAGCTGATACCGTTCTGTACTTTCATCAGCGCGTCGTCAAGTACACGCTCATATGCGCCGTCAAGGTCAAGCATCTGCACACGTCCGGCGACGCGCACAGCAAAGCCCATTGTGCGCGTTATATTGCGAAGCTCGCCGCTTGTCTGCGCGGCTATGGCCGCTATCGTCTGGTCGAATGTCTCGCGGTCAAAGCCGGTCGTATCTGTCACGATGGCATTAAAATAACGCTGATTCTCGTCCAGTGCGGCGCTCCAAGCCCTGGAGAACTCCGCATCGGTGAGCTTCAGCGTTTTCTTGATGTATTTGTTGATGTTGTCGAGGTCATAGCCGTTCTTCAACAGCTGCTTAATGTGTAAAACCGTCGTTGCCGTCGCCGTCTCGTTATACTTGAACCGGCTGCATATATCGGCTATGAGGTAATCGGCGAGCCGTTCATAAAGAACAACAATAGCTTCCGGAAGCTCCTGCATGAACTCCGGCGTAATTGGATATTTCATTCATTCTCGCCTGATACAAGGCTTTCCATCTGCGGCAATGCCGACTTTGCGGTCGCTTCGTCCTCGTTCATCCATTTAGCTCTAAATTCCCACGTGTGCATAATTCCCATCTGCACCATGCGTGAATCACGGGAAAAATCCGTTTCTTTGTCCTCTATAATGCTGTCGTCAAAGTCTATCGTGATTTCAACATCTTCATCCAACCCCGCTTTCATATAAGCGTTGCCCATGCGGAGGAGGATTCGGCACAGCTCAATAAGCACATCCTCAAGGATGATTTCATGCTTCTTTATCGTGCGGAACATTTCGCTGTTCTCGCTGATGATCTGTGTGGCCGTGCTGACGCTGCCGTTATCGTATTTGTAATGATTCTCGCCAAATCCGCATTTGCTTGACAGCAGATTCAACATATCCTGTATACCGGCGTTATGCTCTGCCGTGCGCAGGTTCATGTTTATCTCTTTGACAATGTCGCCGGGCTGACCGTCCTCCGGAAGCACATAAAAAACAACGTCGTTTGTGTCAAAAAGCGGTTCGCCCGTGTGGAAATTCGTTGTAGCCTGCGGCTTGAGCATGACGCGCTTCTTGCCAAGCTGGAACTCATTAACGTAACTGTCGAAGGTCACATCAACGCCCTTGAGCTGGTCTATGGCGTTTGCAAACACCGCTATGCCCATCGGTAGCGTAGGGTCAACATTATTTGCAATGTTCAGCCGGTCAATAACAAACGTCCGCTCTGTAAAAGGCGTATGCACAACAGGCGGGATTCTCTCAAATCCCGGAACGTCAGCAAGATTGACTTCTGACAGGCTGCCTTTTGAATCTCTGTACAGCAGGTTTTCTATGTCATACGTGCCGCGCTCGCCGCGCCTGTGAATGCAGATATAAAGGTACGTGTCTTTCTTGACGGCTTTATGACTGCCAAATGCGCACTCTGTAACAATGCCGTTTTCCCATGTAAGCGGCAGGATTAAATCAGCCGGAACATAATCAATGCGTATCTCTCCGTCCGTGCCGGTCACTGCGCCGGTCTGGCCGTCGACCTGTACATTGGAGACCGTCGGCACGTATGCGGCCGTACCTCGCGCGGCTTTCAGCTCCTGCATTTCGTTTATCTTGACGGCGAAATTGTTTCGCTTGAATACGTCGTCAACAAACGCCTGTTCTTTCTCGCCCTCAAGAGTTATTTTCACCTTTTCGTTCATGAGCAGGTTCGCCCAATCCTCACAGACTTTCTTCGCCATGCCGAGCGAGTACAGGCGGCAGGGTACAGACTTCATACCGTTCCACACCTTATAGCGGTGGAACGTCTTAACGTAGCCGTCATACCAGCTTTTCCAGTTCTCTATGTACGTATAAAAACTCTCGGGCACAGTGGTATATCCCCGCGCCCGCAACACTTCGTATATGTTCATTTATGCTTTTACTCCGTAAGTTCTGTATATAGGCTCGCAGCAATAGCGCATTGCGTCTATCGCATGGTTATTCTTGTCTGGATAGCCGCTGATAATATCGCCGTCTTTGTTGCGCTCATATTCATAACTGATTAATTCCTTGTATGCATTCGGCGTTCTCCGCTTGTCTACAACGATTTTTCGCCGTTGTAGCCACTTCATTGAGTATTCCACGCTCCCCGCGCCCTTTATCGCCGCGCGCGCGGTAATGCCGCTTGCGCGATAGTCCGCTATGCTCTTCGGTTCGGCGCTGTCGCACGTGACCGGGAAATCGTTGTAGCCCTTTTCTCTTATCCATGCCGCGGTATCTTCGTTGCTTGCCTTGTGCACATAATGCTCATCAAGCAAGTACAGTGTTTCGCGCGCAACGTCGTAATGCATACGGACAAAGCAGTAAGCGTCCGGGAAGTAGCCCCAGTCTGTGCCTTGATATATCCGGTCAAAGCTCTTTATCTCTTCGTCAGATATATCGCGCGCTTCCAGCTTTTCAAACACATTGCCACCCGTTCCCACAGGCTCGCCGAGGTATTCATGCCGGTATGCTCGCTCGTCGGTCTTTTTCAGCCATTCCGCTTCATTTATAAACTCTTCTCCAAGCCATTCGCGCGGAACGTCAAGATACGTCGATTTGTGGCATAGCCTGTTTTCGCGTTCCTCTAAGCTGTCGAGATTTGCCCAATTATCCCGCGTTATCGGCGGGTTATAGCTCTCAAAATTCCAAAACAGGGAGCCGCCGCGCATGGTGGATTGCAGAATCGTTCGTATCTCCTTACGCCCGGAAAACTGGTCTTTCTCTTCAAAGTGCGTAACGGCAATATACCCAAACGGCACTTTGATAGACTTGATTTTCATAGGGTCGTCCGCGCCGCGAAATAGTATCTTCTGCCCGGTCGGGACGTATATAAGCTCCATCGGGCTGACGCGCGCTATCCAGTAATCCGCCATGCCCAGCTCATCAATTGCCCATACGTATTGAGCAAACACACTATCTCTGAGCGTATTTGCAACTTTGCGCAGCACAACCGCGTGTGTGTCCGGGTGCGTTATCAATATCTGCGGAACGAGCAAAGAAATAGCAGAGGATTTCGTACTTCCTCTGCCTCCGCTGCAATCATAATGTGTATGCCCATGCCGCATTACGTCTTTCGCAAAACCGTAAAAGCTCGGCGCTATAAGGTCGGACATCTTTTTTCTTTCCGTCAGATGTTCCATTCGATAACAACGCCTTTCCCGCCGCTGGTTTCTTCCTTTTTCGTGTCGCTCTGGTCAAGGTAGTTTTTCCCCAGCCATATCAACATCTGCACATTGCCGCTCTTCGCGGCCTGTATCTGCCAATGGCGGATATTAACGCCTAAAATCTCGCGCCCTTTGTCGTAAGCCTCTTTTACGTCCTTGCGTCCGAACAGCGTAGCGCGATTAAAGCCAAGCGCTGCTGCTATTTCCTTTGCCGAGCATCCTTCCGATGCAAGTTCAACAACATCTTCTAGGTCTATATCAATTTTAGGCCGCCCACGGCCTCGCTTCTCTTCCACGTTGCCCTCCTCCCGCCCGTTTGCCCGTTAGGTGGAGCTTGCTCTAGCGCGCATTGCCGTCTGTATGCGGTTGCTCGCCGCACGACGCGCCCCCGCGCCGGATATACCGGTTATGCGGTTAACTCTGCGTCTAAGGTTCACTCTCTCACCTCCAATCTATGGCGCTGTCTTGATTTCACCAGCATTTATGGCATAAAAAAACCGCCATTTCTGGCGGTTCGTGTTATTCAAGTTTTAGTCCATCGCGCGGTCGATATATTCTTTGTCAAAAGGTCTCGTCTGCGCAAATTCAAGGTCTGGTGTCTTTATAGATTTGCGATAGGCTTTCGCCATTTCGCGCCCGTCAATGTATTTCAGTTCCGGGTCTATCCCGATTTTCTCCAAAAATTCATTCCGCTGCTCCCGGCTCGTGAAGCACACGCAAAACCAGTATTCCGTGTCGCACATATCGCGGAAACGGCTGTTTTCCTGCTTCATCCGCTCCCGGAAACTCTTTTCAATGTCGCCAACGGCTTCAAGACCCTCGGCTTCTAGATTTTCCAAACTGTCTTCTGCTACCGGCTCAACCTCCGGCTCTTTCGGTGTCTGTCTGTCCCAATAGCCCATCGCGTTCGCCCCTCCTGTATAATTCTAGCTCCGCCAGCGGATACCATTCAATTATCCGCGCGTAATCGGCGGGAAAATGCTCTTTAATTGGCTTCAAAAAACGGTAGTCCAAGCCGTCAAACGTACGTCCAAACAGCTTGTAATCAACCGGCAGCTTCACGCCGGATTCATCCAGCGCCGCTAAAACATCAGCTTTTTTCCAGTCATACACCGGGTAAAACCGCTTCTGATTGTGGTTTATAGCTCCGTGCGTCTTGATTCCGATTCTGCGCATGGGGCTGTCCGCCATTCTCACGCCAACGCCTGTGTATGCTCCAGCGGGCAGATTCCCCGCTTGCCGGATAAGTTCGCCGATCATGCCGTCGTCATATTCGTCGCCCGGAAGCTCCATAGTTTTCAGCTTCGCGTAGTGCTCCGGCGGCTGGAATACAAGCGCATTCATCATCCGGTAAAAGCTCCGGTGCTCTAGGCGGTAGATGTGCGTCTGGAAAAAGTCCTCATAGTATTTCAGACTTTTTTCGACAAACTCAAGCCCCGGCACCGTGTAGCAGTAATACGGGATGATGTGCTTAAAATACTTGCGCATTTGCAGCCACGCGCAGATACTGTCCTTGCCCGTCGAAAACGCGACAATAGCAGTATCGCACTCCGCCGCCATCTGCTCACACAGCTCGGCGCTGTTGGAGTAGCCCAGTCTGTCATACATCCGCTTCGTCCTCCTTCCTCATCCGCTCATCAACCGCATTGTTGATGTAGCTGTTTACACTCTCCCCGGCGCGGTCTGCCGCCGCTTTGATTTTGCCTTTTTTCCCGCGCGGCACAAACACGGATATCCGCTCTATTGTTTGCGCCTCATAGCGCTTGTTTGCTGCCGCCCGCGCTGGAGTATAGCCGGGATAGTTCTTTTTCTTTTCCACGCGCCCCCTCCTTTCCGGCGACTATTATACAATAGTCGCATACATTGCGCAATGTACAAAATAGACAAAATTCGATGTGATATCTTGTGCAATGTACCAATTGATTTTTTCTGCCATTTTTGCTATATTATAATCACAATCACAAAAAAAGAAAGCAGGGCTTCGGCGATATGGGCGATATGCAACGCACAAAGAGAGCGCCGTTTCCTTCCGGCGCTCTCTGAGCGTACACATTATACCACTTGACTTTGGCTTTTTAGGCTAAACTTTCACAGCAGTCCAAAATTTCTTGCTGTTTGCTCGATAAACCTGTTATGCCAGTTCTTTGCCGTGCCATAGCTGACATTGCACGCCATCGCCGCGCCTTGCAGCGTATGCGTCTTGCTGAAAAACACCATGTCTATCAGCCTCATGCGCTCTTCGCCGTCGCGGCACGTCCGCAATGTGGTCTGTATGGTTTTCTCAACGGCGTTGTACTCTTTCATCTCAATCGGCGGAAGCTCGCATAATGCGGTATCTTCCGACGTGCGGTGTACCTCCGAGCCATGCCCTGCCGCGCTGTATGCCGGGGTTATGCTCTGCGCCCGCAGCGCCTTCAGGTCGTCGCAGTGCGCCGGGTACGCGCGGATGATGGCTTTTGCAAAGCCCCACCACCTATAGCGCGGCTTACTCATGCGCCGCCTCCCATGATATAACCACTCTCCGCATTGCCGCCGTCGTAAGCAGCGCATATGCCGCGTTGAATGCGTCCTGTGCCGTGGTGTCCGAGAATACCAACGTGCCGCTTTCCGGCACTTCTGCCCCCCCCTGTGGCTTCTGCGCGGGCTTTTCGTCTGTCTCCGGCGCGGCTTCCTGCTCTGCTTCCGTCGCGCCGTTTACCCATGCCCAGAACGCGGCGTTTCTGCCCTCACCGTGCGCGCCCCCGCGCTCGAAGCTTATGCCTAACTGCTCCCGGCATAAGTTGCTGAGCGTCCATGTGCTTACGCCCAGCATTTCCGCAATTGCAATCTGCTGAGGGTCGAACTTTTCTATGAGGGAATTAATATACTCACGCTTGATGTCGTCCGGCATCCGCTTGAACTGCGTCCACTTCATAGGGCTGTTGAGGTTATAGCTCTGCACTTCGCCGTTCATTTTGTCACGCTCCTTTTTCGTCATGTAATCTGACGGCATTTTGACCCTGCCGCCCTTTCCTGCGTGGGAGAGCCGATTGAAGCTCCCCCGCGCCGTGCGCTTCTTCTCTGCGCATTCAGTCCGAAATATGTATTCCTCGTCGGTCATTTCCGGCCTCCGAATACGTTGTCATAGCAGGGATAACACATATCCTTTTCTTCGTGAGCAGTTCTGTAAGAATACGTGCTTGCGCACCCCTCCGCACACCGGCTTGTCGCTTCGATATGCATATATCCCTTGCCCGCTTTGATTTCCTTGCCGCACTTATCGCAAAATACCTTCTTCATGTTCATACCTCCTGTATAAGAATCCCGTACTTAACCGCCATAAGCTTTTTCTTGAGCTGATACACCGCCGTTTTCACGCCTTTCGCGTCCTCTACGATCTCTTCGCCGTCGCGCTTATACACGAAGTCTGCAATGTAATAGGTCGAGCGTATTGTCTTGCCGCCTATCCGCTGCGTTGGTATCAGCTCATACGGCACTTGCAGCCGCAGATCTGTTATAACACCGCTCTGTTCCAAGCTCCGCAGAACAATGTACCTCTCCGCCTCGTGGCGGCTGTCGAACGTCTTGCCGCATACCGTTGTCTTCTGATTGTGATATTTACTCATGTTCGCACCTTATGTCCATCATCTCAGGCTTTTTCTCTTCCGTCCATGCGAGGCAAACCAGATTCCATATTGCAGATATCAGATGATCCTCGTCGTCCCACCCGTCCATGTACTTCGATATGTGCCGCTTTGCACTGTCGATGTATGAGTGCGCCGGAATGCCCTTTTGCCAGTTATTTTCCCCGTATTTCAGCGCCCCTCGCTCAAAGTGCTTTGCAAGCCGCATCTCAACACAAGCCGGGATGAGGTCGAATCTGCCTTTCCCCTCGTGCATGTCGCGCACAGCGCCCGTTGTAAACTCTGTGCGGTCTCCGCTGTCTTTAATATCCATGTATTTTCCTCCTATAAACCGTGCCGTTTGTCATACGGTACAAATCTGCCGCCGGCATAACGCGCAAGCTCACGGTCAATACACGCTTTGTAATATGTGTTCTCGCGGTCGTCCTTGCCGTCGCTCTCGCGCAGCTCATCGTATTCGATGTATGCCGCCGAGAACATCTTCTCGAACTCCGCCAGTCTCTTTTCTCCGTACCCCAAGCGGCCTAAAGTAATCTGGATGATGTCGCAGCAGAACGCCTGTTCGTTTACTCTGGCTGCTCTGACCCAGCGTTTTCTTTCTTCCTCTTGGCGCTGCAAGAAGTTCTTGCCCAACGTTGACGCTCCTTTCCGCGTTCTTCAGCTTGTTTCAAGGCAGAGAACACCATCACATAAATATCAGCCGAGAGATCGTCCGTAACCGGGATAAGCGGCGCTATGAAATTCCAACAGTCCATATAGGTCAGACTACTCATTATTTCACCTCTGTAATCTTTCCGTCCTTGAGCGTGTACCATGTATCAGCCTTGTACGTTTCGCCGTCAATCTGGAACGATTTCACGCAAATGCACGGATACCCCTCGCCGTTCCAGTCGCCATACTCGGCAAGCGTACACCAAGTACCTACGGGCGCTTTGATTCTCCCGCGCTTGCCAACGCAAGCGGCAACGTTATGCGCATTCTCGATTGTGATCTTCGCGTCATCGCCGGAGCTGCCTATCTGCGCGTATTTGCCGGAGCTGCCTATCTGCGCGGCATTGCCGGAGCTGCCTATCTGCGCGTCATCGCCGGAGCTGCCTATCTGCGCGGCATAGCCGGAGCTGCCTATCTGCGCGTCATCGCCG